CTACTACTAATAGAGCAAAATACAATTTACTAAAGGAACAATTATATGGTAGAACCTTTTAATGAATCTACATTATTACAAGTGGTAGAAGAAGTAATGCAGACAGAAACTATAGACCATTTATCAATAGAAGATCAAATGATGGTAATAGACTTACTGGCAGATAGTATAAAAAGATATAAAGGAATAGAAACTAAAAAATTTCTAGATGAAATGGATGCAGAATACGAAAAGAAAAAGAAAGATTATAGATACAATTTATCTGACTTATAACCCTGTCAGACAAAACGAAGGAGAAACGAATGATTAACAATTCACAAATTGCAGTTAACAATCAAGGAGGGAAGAAAAAAAGTTACGACCCTCTTCCAGACGGAAGTTACACCGTACAGCTAGACAAAGCAGAAGTTACAGCTACTAAAGGTAACGATGGTTTTTATTTAGCCTGTTCTTTTAAAGTAACAGAAGGAGAGCATAAGCCTAGATTAGTTTGGGATAACTTTATGCTCAGTAGTAGTAACGGTAGAGCTAAAGGAGTTCAAGTAGGTTTATCTAGATTAGACAAAATGTTAAAATCAATAGGTGTTTATGGAGGATTTGAGTCATTAGGAAATGATGGATCACAGATAGAACAGTTTATAGGTAGAGAACTAATTATCAAAACTTCAATAGAACATAAAGAACCTTATAAACCTAGAAATACTATAGATAGTTTTAGTAGGAAATAAGTATGTTATTCAATGGTATAGAGTACAAAATACAATTCTGGCAGGGAGAAGAGTTAGGTAGAACTCTTGCCATTGATACTGAAACAACTATAAAACCTTTTACAGAAACTCCTGATCTTATAACCTTCCAAGTCTTTGATGGGGAGAATCTGTACTATGTCGATAGGAGCTTAGTAGGCGACTTTTTAAAAAAGCATGTGACTCGAACACTCGTTTTTGCTAATGCTCCTTTTGATATAGATGTAATTGAGAAGCACACAGGGCTTTCTCTTAAGGAGCAGTTAGAAAATGATAAATGCTTTGACATTAATATTTTGTTTCGTCTATGGAAGTTGGCTATTGATGGAGATGTTCCTCGCAAGTATTCTCTTGCTAGAATCAGTGAAGATCTCCTCGGTATTGAACTCGATAAAAACGAAGAAATCAGATGTAACTTCGCAGACTTTATGGAAGTCCCGACAGAAGAAATACCAGCAGAATTTCTTGAGTACGGAGCAAAAGATGTTATCGCAACCTTCCATTGTTTTACAAGACTCCGAATGGAAATCACTCGACTAAACAGTACTAACAACTTATCACATCATATACAAATACTGGGAGGTTTAGCTCTTAACAGGATGTATAAGAATGGTATTGGTTTCGATGAGGACCGAGCTACAGAATTACTAAGACAACTAAATGCAACACTGGAGGTGCAACATGTAACGATGTCTGCTTACGGATTTGTAAAAGGCATCAAAGGTAATCAACAAGCTTATAATAATGTAATAAATTATTTAGGGTTAAAACTACCCACAACTTCTGAAGGTGATTATTCTATGAAGGAGAGTGATCTGGAAAAGTATAAAGATAATCACTTCGTAAAGTCATTCTTGGATTACAAGCGTACTGAAAAAACAACATTCTTTATACGTAAACTAAAAGGCAGTAGAGTTCATCCAAGATACGACTTACTTAAAAATACAGGCAGGACCGGATGTTCCTCACCTAATATACAGCAATTACCACGAGATGGCGATATACGATCAATGTTTAAAGCTGACTCTGGTAATACGCTGTTAATTACAGACTACAGTGCAATAGAGTTAGCCACATTAGCACAGCATGTATATGTGACGCAAGGCAGCTCTACTATGCGAAATAAGATAAACGAAGGAGCGGATTTGCATAAATACTATGCGTCCGTTCTATTTAATGTTCCTGAGGATAAGGTAGAAAAATGGCAGCGACAAGCTGCTAAGGCTGCTAACTTTGGTTTTCCAGGGGGCTTAGGTATAGAAACCTTTATAGAATTTGCTAAGGGATATGACATACAACTTACACCTGAAGAAGCACAGAACATGAAAGACACATGGTTCGCTGCGTTCCCAGAGATGAAAGAGTATATGCAAGGAGAGGAAGGGGCTGTGACAACACTTACAGGGCGCATTAGAGCCAATACAACGTACTGTGCGGAGAAGAATACAGCCTTCCAAGGATTAGCTGCAGATGGGGCTAAATTAGCCTTATACAACCTTATGGATGCTGGGTTTAAGTTAGTAGGCTTTGTTCATGATGAAATAATCACGGAAGTACCTGAAAATACAGTAGAAGAAATGCGTAGACTACAGGAAGAAATTATGGTAAACTCTATGTCACTCGTAGTACCTGATGTAAAAATCAGTGTAGAATCAACAATCTCACCGAGGTATTGTAAATGATATTTAGTGAAGGTGATTGGGTACGTATTACGAGGGAGGGTGTAAGTCATGATAGCTTAGGGGCTGTAGTAGGCAGAGAGTTATACAAAGGCGACATGATATACAGAGTAGTTCTACTTGAAAATCCAGACATTGAAATTACATGCAGAGAGCAGGATATTGAACGCTGGTCTGATAGCATCAAAAAGAAAAATTTGCCATCTATTTGCGAGTGTGGAGGCGATCAATTGGAAATACCACATCATTATGATTGGTGTCCTAAAGGCGGATCATGAGCAAAATAGTTAAAATGAGAGACAACAGAGACAAAATTATAGACCAATTAATTGATGATAAAAATAGAATATATACTAGACTAAAGAGAGAAGAGAAAGAAAACGCTGTATTACATTCTCAAGTAAAATATCTAAAGGATAGATTAAAGTATACTGAGAAAAAGGTAAAGGAATTATCTGATGAAATCATTGACAATAGAGCTAAAAAAGAAAGATCTAGAGATAGCAAAGCAGTTCGCCAATGACAGAGTGCATCTATCTATAGATCATTACAAAAAAAGAGGACAGGGTAGCCTAGACAAGATTACCCATGATATTACTATTGGAGCTTTAGGAGAGATAGGCATCTCCAGGGCTCTTAAAAGGCTGGGCATTAAAGCTACAGCACCGGATTTTAACGTATATGAAACTAAGAACAAAAGTTATGATGCTGACATTACAGATAATTCTGGTAACAGATTTCATTGTAAATCACAATGCGTTGAGTCGGCTAATAAATATGGTAAGTCCTATATATTACAGTATGCTGGTAACGGTATGGGACATGTTGATAAATTATTCAGAAATGTTACTAATCGTGATTTTCTTATCCCTTGCCTTGTCGATGTGGAGAACATGGAAGTCATAATATATGGATGTATAAAGATAGAAACAATAATGAAGAAAGATTTAATTAAAATGCCTAAAGTCAAATGGCTAGAGTATAGTAAAAGAGCTATATATCTTGAAGATCTATTTACTTTATCTTGGTATGAAAGATGGGGTAGACTAAAGAAACAAAGTGTGATAGAATAACAGTATGGGTTATAGACTATAAATGTCAACCGGAGGGTAGCTTAGGCTTTAAACACACCCTCCTAATCCATTAGGGAGATACATGGAAGGTAAGAAATTTGATACAAATAAACCACAATATGACCTTATAGATGCACATGCGTTAGAAGACCTAGCTAAGGTTCTAACTATTGGCGCACAAAAATACGATAGATATAACTGGGTAAATGTAGAACCACATAGATATGAAGCTGCTTTGCTTAGGCATATACAAGCCTGGCGTATGGGAGAGAAAGAAGACCCAGAGACAGGCTTACATCACATGGCTCATGCCTTAGCAAACGCAATGTTTTTATATTGTCATGATGGAATAAAACCTGTAGAAATATCAGATATAGAGGATATATGAAAAAAGTAAGAGAAGATCAGAGTATCACAGAATTGGGCAAAGATGTATATGTAATAGATAATTTTTTTACTGAAGATTTTATAACATCAATAGAAAATTATGTGCCTGAATTAAAATATTACATATCAGCTCATGCTGGCTGGTCTGTATTAGAAAACCCTGATATTCCGATAAAAAATTGGCATCCTGTATTAAGGCACGAGATGTATAATAGAGGAGAAGTAGTAGATAAGGCTGCTGTAGATATTTCTAGAGAAATAAAAAAAAGTATATCATCTGATTTATATCTAACTAGAATGAGGGTTAATGTAGAATTTCCTTTAAACAGAAGACCTAGTAAATATGATTGGCATGTAGATAACGGAATGTATAAAGATAGTAACCTGCATAAAATAAGCAAGGCTATGGTTATATACATAAACACTACTAATGGATATACAGAATTTAAGGATAAAGAATTAGGTAAAGTTTATTCGGTACGTAATAGAGCTTTAATATTTCCTGGAGGATTAGAACATAGAGGTGTCTGTCAAAAAGATAAACATGCTAGATTTGTTATTAATGTAAACTATATTCCTTGGTACTGGGAGTGATATTTCTTACTTGCCTAGTTTACTTGAACTTACAATCTTTTCTATGGTTCGTCCTCCAACATAGGCACCTAAGAATATCTCAGCAAGACTATATAGCTCAGGACCTGGAGAACAAAGACCAAAAGAAGCCAACACAATAATAGTAACCAGAGCGGTTGAACAGATGGGTCGCCACATGGCAACAAAGGGATGAGGTGAATTAGCCTCTGCGATTAGCAATTTGTGTCGGTATTCTGCAAGCTTACTCTCATAATCAAGTATCCTGTCTTGAGCCTTTCCTTGTATTTTAGCCAGTTCATTTTTTAGTTTCATCTTCTCTTCTTCAGAAGTATGAAGCTCGTCTACTATCTTAGAAGCTGGACTAAATATGTTTGATATAAAATCAAATAATCCCATTACTTATGATAACCTTTTCCACCACAATGAGAACATCCTCCACCTTTACATTTAGGACATTTCTTTTTTCTATTCTTCTTTGCTAGTCTTCTAATATTATCAGCTATACCGCCTTTGTACTTTGGTTTACCTATCTTGTCTGGTCTTCCTGCTTTTTGATACATATTGCCTCCTTTAGGCTAATAGTTTACTTAATATTTGTTGTTTACGTCTATCTTTTTTGGTATCTATTTTAAATTGTTTTTTAATTGGGCTAGGTCTTAAAAAAGATTCCTGGTCTTTATCTTGTTTCATTTGTTTTTTACTTACTTCTTTTTTAAATCTTTTTTGTTTTTCTTTTTGAGGTAAATTAGGATTAACAATATTTGTTACATCTTCTATATTAGTAGCTTTATTTAGTATTTCATTTTCATAATAATCTAAAGTAGTTTTTATATCATAATCTATATTTTTAAATTTAGCAGGATTTTCATATCCTTCAGGAGCATATTTTTTCTTAGTACTTCCTGTTAATTGAATTAAACCCATTCCTCTAGCTT